GAATGAAGTGCTGAATCTTTCTGCTCTTTCCTTTTCATCATATCTAAATCCTACCCCCATCTTCACCTTCTCATTTACATTCTTAAACCACCAATCAAAAATAGGTCTTAATTTCATTTAAGAAGTACAGAATCTCCATTGCTGATTTGGAATCACAGAAGCCTTCTTATTTACTTGCTCAAAGGTTTTCCCTCCTACCCAAATGATCTCCCTTCCTAGTAACTGCTCAAGGTCTCTCATGGCATACAAAGTCAAATCACTTTCTGCTGTGGCTATGAAATCCTTTCCTAACTTTTCAGATACATATTTGACTATGCTTTCATCCTTTGGTTTGCAGTTAGGATCTTCAATCTGAACTAATGCAAAAATATTGAAATCAGCAGGGTAGTGAACTGCTAGGTAAGAAGATGTTTTTCCTCCGCTTAAACTATTAATTGTTTTCATATTTAAAAAGGTAACATTTTATAAATCCCCATGTGAATGAATTCCTGTCCCTTCTTGACTATGCACTTTCTCACATTCATTTCATACACCATCTTGTCATTAAATCCAAACTTCTTCTGTGCCAAATCTAGGGTAGCTTTTATGGGGTTATCTATATCCGCTGATTTTGTAGAGAATCCGAAGAACAGTTCTACCCTTAGCATCTGATCAGGATCTATTTTTCCTTTTGGCATTTTTAAAAGCATAGATCTTTCAAATTCTATGTAGGCTTTGGTTCGGAATCTTCTACCCCTGTAGGCTTCATTGACTGAAAGAGGCTTCTGCTTTATATTGAATTGTATCATTTGCAAGCCTTATAGATGAAGTCCATTCCTATGGTAACCGCCATGACAATAAACATGAACCAAATCCCACAGTCAAAGTCAAAGTGAATCAAAGCAAAGCTAGTAAGCAGGGTAGTTTGAATACTGAATAGATCCTGCTTTTTAGGTGTTAGGTTTTCAATTAACTTTTTCATTTTTTTAGATTTTTTAAATATTGACCCCATTGACTAGCCATAGCTTCCGCAATCCCAGGGAATGTCTTTGATCTGATCTTTGCCCTATCTTCTGATGGTGGTAAGTTGTACCATTTAGGAAGTACCTTCCCTGATTTGGTAGTGTGAAATTCACCCATGTTCAGAGTCTCACCAAATAATGGGGCATCACCCAAATTAGTAGCTTTCAATTTAGGTAGATTTTTAAGCCATAGACAGGTAGGCTTTCTTGCAGGATCTCCAAAGTCAAAAGGATTGATTATCTGATCAGGCTTTCTGTAGTATGTTGACATCACCCCTATAGGGTTTTCAATTGCAATGTGTTCAATAGGTGCATTTGCCAAAGCAAGGAAAAAATCTATACTCCTCTGCTGCCTCCCATCCTTTCTCTTTTGTTCAAAATGCTTAGCACCCGACATAGATAGATCTGTACATGGAGGGAAAGCTATCACAGCATCCCATTCAAATACTTTGGCATATAGTTCACCATCAAATTCTTTGTAGTCAAAATCCATAGTAGGCCCAGGATGAAAACATTCTCCATATTCTTTGAAGCATTCAGGGCAGATAGGACATTCATAGTCTTCATCCCAATCTTCAAAAACACAGTCATGTGCATGAATCACTTTGATGTACCCATCTATCACTTTGGTGACATCATCCTTTATGTGCCATTCAGGATGTCCACCTGATTCATCAATGATGTCACAGGAATATGCTTCTATTCCCATCTTTCTAAATTCTAAAGTCACAGATTGACTTTCTTCACAGGCTATTAAAATTTTCATTTAAAATGGTGTTTTAGTTTCTTCTTGATCAGGGAATTGAAAGTCATCATCAGGTGATGGGTATTGAAATTTTGGAAGATCAGAAATCTTTTTTTTGCCTACTGCTGAATTCTCAAAGTAGTCAAAGCCATCCTTCCCCATGTATCTATTCTTCTTTCTGTTGAAGTCTATGGTGATCTCAAAGGGTATCCCTACTAGTTTCTGCTTCTTGATCTTATCCGTTTTGATGATGACAGTGGTATCATTCGGATCTGTTGCCCTATTAGGTCTCCATACAGAGATAGAATTGTCGGTGCTATCTGCAAAAGTACCACCGCCTTTGATTTGGTACAGGGAAGGTGGAGGGTAGTTTCCATCCTTCTCTTTCCTAGGTGTAGTTTGGTGCATGACTAGGTGATAGGATACATTGTTTTTTCTAGTGAAGTTGATCCTATCCATCATGAACCTAGATGCGTACAGGTGTTCAGGTTCTCCTGCTGTCATCTCATGTCTAATCTTGATGTAGGGATCTACTACCACAGCCTTGACATCCTTCTCCCACACTAGGAATTCAAATACAGATTCAATCTGATCTATGGTGAAATCAGGCACACCATTCTTCTCAGGGTAGACAAAGAAAAAGGAGTCCTTTACCATGTCAAAAGCCTTCAAGTATTCCTGCTCACTCACATCAAAATTTTTGTAATACCTATCTGTGCTTTTCCCCAGGATAGTGTGAATTATGTCATCAAAGAATTCATCAGGTGGGTAGTTCTCAGGGCTAAAGAATGCAAACTTCCACCCTTCATTTATTGCCTTTAGTACACAAAGGAAGATTAGGAACTGTGACTTTCCTTCATTGTTATAGCCTGTCCACAGATTGAATTCTCCTGCCTTCCATGACCACATCTTATTCTGTATCCCCCCACTACTGATTTGATCTAGATCCCTCACATAGGTCTTAGATCCTGCCTCCTTACCCTTTCTGAAGTTCTGTAGCATTGAGTCTCTCTGCCCTGCAAAGGTTTTGATTGATGCCTCACAGAAGTCTAGGTCAAAGATCTTTTCTGATTTCTTTTTCATGTAGGGAAGTTTTTATCTATATTCTCTTTCATCTCCTGATAGCTTCCTGATCTAGTAGCCACATCCTTGAACCATTGCTTCTCAAACTTATTCCTCACCCGTATTTCATCTTGAAGCATCAATGTAGTGCCTTTCACTTCATAATCCATGATATTGATTAAATTAATATACTTTTTTTGTAAGGAGTACAGCCGTTTCAAGTTGACTTCCATCAAAGCCCAATTCTTAGTTTGTTGTGCCTGTACTATCATTCCCCAAATATCCCTATTCAAGTCATTCATTTTCTGTAGATCTTCCGCTTTCATCTTACCACCAATTATCTTCTATAGTTGACTTAGGATATTTAGGTGCTTGTACTTCTGTACTTCCGATGTATCCTGTACTTGCATTATTCTTTAGGTAGAGATTGAATGAGTTCTGTGCTTTGCCTATAGTCATGGCTTCTCCTTCCTTCAGGATCTTCCAATTCTTGAAGGCTTCCTTTATCTTCTTTTCATCTAGGTTATATATCTCCTGCATTCTACTGAAGAATGGTCTATGCATTGGTTTCTCCTTTGACATCTCTACCTCTACTTCATCCAAAGAAATCAAAGTATCTTTTTTTATATCATTTACATTACCATTTACATTAACATTTACACCTAGGTTTGCTACATCATTTGTAGCATTGCTAGGATTTGCTAGACTTTGCTTAGCATTGCTAGACTTTGCTAGACCTCCCTTCTTTCCTGCCTCTGCCCTTTGCTCTTTTTTTTCATCCCACATCTTCAAATCTCTTTTCAATTGAGTCTTGATAGGAAGGAATGCTACCTTCAATAGCTTATCCTCTGTGATGGGATCTTCATCATTCACATAGCTGAATATGTGCTTGATCAACTTACCTGCATCTTCATCTGAAAGTTCATCAAAAACTTCCCTCTGATCTGTGTACAAAACGAATGATTTTTTACCCTGCATTTTTTTAAATAAAAAAGCCCAACAGGTGGTAGACTGTCGGGCTAGGTTAAAATAAACCTTTTGGAATCATGCTTGCTACCACACAGGAATGATTCTTGAATACACGAATATAATACTTTTTTTCAATTATCCTACTAGAGAGCGTTTTTTTAATTGCTGATGAATGCAAGAATATGTTACCCCTAATGTTAGTGCAATTACCTTTGTAGGTATTCGATCTTGCCACATTTCAAAGATGACTATCTTTTCGTATTCGGTTAGGTTTCTCCTTCTCATTTGTGTCCTAGGTAATATTTGGCGATTCGTTTATCATTGATAGTAACTATGTCTGTTACAATGTCAAGCCCTTCTTCTCTAAGGTTAGAGATTCTAGCAGCAAGCCTAAAGCATCCAAACATATTCAAGGCATCTAGCTGAGTTATGGATCTACCATTAAGAAGCCATCCCTTGATCAAGGCAGTCTGTGAGTCGGTGGATTTCATAGGCTTGAAATAAATTTCTTGCACTCATTTAGATTGATATTGAATTCTTCCTCTGTGATCTCCTTGTAGTTCTCAGCCTTGACCACATACTGAACATAGCGGATATTCTCCACCCGTATAGATGGGAATAACTCTAGGCTGAAAATAGTATCCTTTCGGTTAGGGTAGTAGGTTACAGCAAGGCAGGTCTTTTCATCTAGCAGTTTGTAGAAAGACCAATCATGAATAGTGAAGTATTTAGAGAGTGTGAACTCACCTTCTACTTCTACGGATTTTAGGATTTTGATTTTTAGATTTTCCATTTTGGATTTTGGTTTTTGGTGTTTAGATTAATTTAAGACCTAGCATATAGCCAAGTGCAAAGATGGGAGATAGTGCAAGGATCGTGTAGATGATTCTGCCCGTGATCTGAAGTGCTTTTTTCATGCTGTTTTTTATTGGGTTAGTGTTTTAGAATGCACGAATCTAAACAATAGTTTAGAATAAACAATACTTTCAACAAAATTTTTGAATAATTTTTTTATCTGTAGCCTCCTTGATCAGATCTCCTACTAGCTTTTCTTTGACTTCTAGGTCTTCTGCTATCTCTTTCTTAGTGTATCCCCAACAGGCTAGGGTCACTACCCTGTTTACTAGTTCCCTAGGCATCTCATTGACTAGGTTTCCTCTAGGGTTATTTGATGAAACTCCTAAGATCACATACAGGATGTAGTTCACTACTGCCAATCTTACACCCATGATCTCAGCTATCTGATGCTTTGTATGTCCTTGGGTGTATAGTTCCCGTACTAAAGGAACTAGGCTTTCATGCTTGCAAGTTGCCATATTCTCTCAAAGGTTTCATTGAATGGTAGCTTTTCAGTTTGACAGGTAGACTTCACCCCCTTGGGGGCTAGGTCTCCAGGTCGCTTGATGAATTTTCCTAGGTATAGATAGCTGTTCATTTTATCTGAAGGTTGAAGTTCTCAATTAATCTAGCACCGAATACATTCTCACCTTTTTTGATAGCTTCTTTGATAGCCATCTTATCAGCAGTCACTACATTCTTCACATTCTGAAATGAAGCAGGCAGGGCTTCTACTACATCTACTTCCACAGCCTCTGATCTTCTTAGTGAGATCTTGAATAGGGGTGAATCTATCTTCTCTATTCCGCTAACTAGCATGGCTTTCTTAAGGCTTTCTGTTAGCCAAGTGACCTTCTTATCTCTGCTCTCCTTCATGGTCTTGAGTCGCTTGATTTCGGCATCTATTTGATCACTCTCACTTTGGTAGTTGGCTATGACCTTAGCGTAGTTTATACCCTTGCTCTGTAGCTGTTCCTGATTGATCAGAAGTTCCTGCTCTAGTTCAGGTGTGAGTTGTTCAGTTTCAAGAAGCGCAGCTAGATACTGCGCCTCCTGTGTGATTTGGTATAGGTTCATAGTTCGTTCCAAGTAGGCTTTAATACTTTGTACCCTTTGCCTTTCAAAATGGTGATCAGTTCTTCATCAGTTCGTGAAGGTCTAATGTATCCTTTTGATACTAGGATGTTGATCATATCTTCATCTGATAGTTCAGCCTTGACAGGAGCAGGTTCTACTGCCTCCACCTTCAAAGGAATTTCAATCTGTACTTCTTTCTTTTTCCAAAGGAACTTATTAATCCTATCGCTATTGTTTAGCAGGAATGAAAGATGGTAGTCACTCTTGATCTCTTCTTTTCTGATCCCTGTCTTCCGTAGCTTACCTAGGAATTTGTGACTTGAGAAAACGAATGGCATTGAACTCATAGCCTTGCTGTAGAATTCTACTGTGTTTGAATTGTTTTTCATTTTGGTTTTTGGTTTTGGTTTTAGATAAGTCCTTCAATTATTTCTTTTTGATCCTTGGTTAAGGTGTACTTTTTTAGTGCCTCCTTTGCTGTCTTCTGCTGATCAGGTGTGCCATTCAAGTACTGAACTATGCCTGAGAATTGCGCTTCTGTAGGTGTTACCTTAACAGGTGCAGGTGCTTGTCTCAAGGGCTTCATAGCTGCCTCCCCATCATCATCTGATATAGCTAGGTTTAGGACTGAAGTCAAGCCATATCTTCTAGCATAACTCAATGCACTACCCTGTGCCTGTGGATCATTCTGCCGTACTACCTGAAGTGTATAGGTAGCTGAAATAAACTCCCCACTATCAGCATGAATCAGCATAGTGGTGAGACCATCCCCATCAGGGAACTGTGAGATGACTAGACCTGCCTTCTCCATAGGTTCAGAGATCTCTGTGATGATGTGCGGAAGGCTTGCGTAGTTTGACTTGAAGAAGGGGTTCTTGGCATCCTTACTGATGCGCCCGACCATAGCGTGAAACTTGGCTAGTCCTTGGGTAAGGTTTTGAATACTCGGTGATCTTTCCATTTGGTTTGTGTATTTGGTTAATACTTTCTTTCAATTTCGATTTCTAGTTCCATCATCATGGATCTAGTAGGTACTACCTCAAAGCCGTGTTCATAGGATGATAGGCTTCTAGTGTAGTCTATGGTGATTTGCATCTCCCCATAGGCAGGAGCAAATTCGCTTTCATCTTCACCGAAGTGTTCGATGGTGTAGTCACCTATCCAAAGGTAGTCTTGACCTTCATAGGTGAATGTGATCTCTTGATCAAAGAAGTTTTCTGAATCGTAGTTCATTTTTTTTAGGGTTTAAAGTAAAGCCCCGAAGGGCTATGATTTATTTTGTTTTGCCTTCCACTAAATCCTCAGCAAAATAGTTTGCCATTCTTACCCAATCCTTTTTGGTTGAGTTGTTATATCCATCAAAATGAATAGGAAATCCATTTCTGTAAATATTGATTCCCCAATATTTGGAACTACCGCTATTGATTCCAAATTCATAAAAATTACCATTTACAGTGATTGATGCTTCGTAGTTGTGCGCCTCGCCTTTTTTAAATTTTAGAGTATTCATAGTGCTTTTGGTTTTATGTCCCTGTTTGATGAATCAAATATCGCAGGAATAAATTAGAATAAAAAATATTTGTGAAATTATTTTCGACAAAATCTTAGATTTTTTTCAAGCCTATCTTTTTTAGCCTATAACTTGCAAATAAAAACATGGAAGAATCAGAGATCTTGAATCCTTTTGGATATGGCAAAGCCTCAAAGGTTATGGATGAGAACCGAAAGCCTACGGAATGGTGGATAGATTACATTTCTATCAATCAAGTGATAGCAGAAAATGAATTCTATGTCCTATTTGAGGATGGCTTCCTGATCAAGAAGGGAAAGTCAAAGTTCCGATCAAGCCAATACCTAAAAGGGGATAGGTTCAGATCCTTCAAAGAGTTTCATGGACAGGCAGGCTAAATCATTCCTGAGAGTAGTAGGCTTATCTCTTATCTTTGCCTTGATCATTATAGGCATCTTTGAATACCTTATCACATGAATGATTTTTCACATCTAGTATCTACCTATCTCCTGGAAATCCGTGAACTCCTGATCTCTAAAAATATCAAGTACGGGAACTCAGCCCTTGAACCCCTAGGTGTGTTCTCTCAGTTGTCCGCAAAAGAAGGACTACTGATCCGAATAGATGACAAACTGAAGCGGATCAAAAACGGAAGCCTAGAAAAGGATGATGAAGATGTGATCAATGATCTGATTGGCTACCTAGTCCTGCTGAAGATTCAGGATAAAGTAAAGTAGAGTTTACAAAAAGGGGGTAGAATGTAAGATATCCTACACATTAAACAGAAAAAATAAACTTAATGAATGAAATATGAGTCCTGATATCACGATGTGCCTAGGGACAGATTGTCCCTACAAAGAAGGCTGCTATAGATTCACCGCTAAACCTAGTGACTATCAGTCCTATTTTATGAGTCCACCCTTTAAAGATGGAAAGTGTGAGATGTATTGGGGGGATGTTCAATCTGATATTTGGAATCAATTGAAGGATATAGTCAAAAAAAAGGAATAGAAGCGTAGACAACTTGTCTACACTTGGTAAAAATTCATGCAGTTATTCGGTAAAAATCCGAATTAGTCTAGCATTCCTTCCTGATCTAGATGAAGCAGTTCATCACGGATCTCTTGGTAGCTACCCCGAATTAGGCAGGAAGATTTGTCATAGAAGTACATGACTTGGATATCATTCACCAATTCCTGCACATAGGCAATGTCCTCTATCCTAACCATGCGCCTCACAAATTCATGTTTCACATCTAGTCCTAGTTCCTTCCAATCCATAGTACTACCTGCAAGCATTACATCTATCTCAATCCACATACTAGAATAGCTTTTTAGATACACCTAAAGTGTGAATTTTTGTCACGGGTTGGTACTGATAGGTGAACAGATATTTGTTATCCAAGTAGGAAACTTTTGCCAAAGGATCAAGAAGTGAATTCACCCCTGCACCTAGGTAGATCCCGTTGGGTTTCTGCACTATTGTTTTGGTTTCTGTGTTCGTGATCGTGTTGGTCACCACAGGAATCTTGAAATCATTGATAGCAGTCATTTTTAGGACTTCTCCAAGGACTTCACCACTCACATGGGTACTTCCATACTCTGAAGGAATGGATGTCTTAAACAGGCTTATTTCAGGCTTATAATCAACAAGGATTGTATCCCTAAGAAAGTGTGATTTTATACTCATTTTTGGCACATAAACTGTGTCCACTATTCGAGTGTAAATTGTGTCCGTTTCTACCTTCGTTTCAAACTTGTAGACAGTCTCCTGCTCAGGTCTAGGAAAAACTATAAAAGCTAAGATCACTCCTGCAATAAAAGCTAAAATAGCAATTCTTATTTTTTGGTTATCTGTTGAAAATTCCATTACTGCTCTATGAATAAATTGTCCTGTTCAAGTATTTTTCTCAACTCCTTCCTGCAATATTCATAAGCCTTGTAGGTATCATCACTTAGTTCTTTGTACTTCATCTCTGATCTTAGCAATTGATCAAAGTCCCATATAGCACTTTTATAGTTGTGCCCATTTATGGCTGCTTGAAAATCTGTATTATCTTCAGGCAAATCAAATTCAAGTACTGCTTTCATAGTGGGAATTTATTTGAGTCGATTAACAAATCATAATTCTCAGATCCATCCTTCACAAGTCTTCTGCCGTGCAAAGTTAGAATTCTACCTCCTACAGGTTTCACAGGTGCGCCTCTTTCAATGTGCCATCCTTGAGATCCATCTCCATATTCCTCCTTGTATGTGCCCGTGATAGCTAGGTGAATCTGCTTCTGTTGTAATTCGTAGACCCTTTTTCCTTGGTTATATGTAAGGGTATCCCTCACATCATTACGGCTAGAGTTCTCATGGATGTGACCCATCACAAAGATGTCCATGTTCTCATAGGTCTCTAAAGCCCTAGTCAAGTTGATTGCCCCTCGTGTAACAATTCCACCGCCTGCACTCCCATGAAAATATTTCATAGTCTTGCTCATTGAAGTACTATTTCTTAATTCATATTTCAGAACCATCCACCCCCCGTATCCTCCTGTGAATACATTGCTTTTATTTTTGTAGTTGAATAGATCTACAAATCTTTGAAGGATGTCTGTCTCTGAGTACTTGATGATAGATGTCTCATGATTGCCGTACCCGATCACAGTCAATAGGTGAGCATAAGGTGACCACCATTCTACTGCGGTTTCTACTATGCTATCTAAATACTTTGCGTTATTGTGTTCAGGCCTGATGTCTGATTTGTTGCTTCTCCGATCCATGCGCCCCTGCATACAGCAGAAAAAATCCCCATTGATGAAGATAGGAATCTCATTTTCAAGGCAGTAGTCTAGGTGTCTTTTTAACATCTCCCTGTCACACTTTGGATTGTCCCAATGAATATCTGAAAGTAGGGCTACTCTGTTTTCCTCTTTGCTAAGTGAAAGAGAATGCACATTCCGTGCAATTTTGGTAAGTTCCATCAGATAGGTAGATAGGTGGTTTTTCCTCCCGACCTAACAGCCTTGAGTTTCTGCTTCCTGTTTCCGTTTTTAACGAATGAGACATGAACCCAATCAGGATTGAAGTCTGTGCCGAACTCCCAAATTAACTGATCAAAGTCTAGCTTATTTTTAATGAAATCAAATACCATTCTGTTGGTCACTTCACCATTCCCTCCATCCATGTCGATATCAATGGCTTGACCTTTGCAATGCTGAGATGATGCGCTACCTTTTATAAAAGCGTTTAAAGCCTTTGATCTGTACCCCGAAGAAATAAAAATAGGAACTCCGAAGTGTTCCCGAATTGGTTCGAATACTTTATCTGCAAGTAGCTTGAAGTTCTCAAGATGCTCTGCCGTTGGGGTGTTATCTATTCCGTGTCTTTTGGCTGTGTCACTTCTAGTGATCTCAGCAAGATTAAGATGTGGACTGATTTTCATTTTTATCTGTTGGTTTTTTAAATATCTTTTCGGCAGCCGTGATCCCCAAAGCAGCAGCAGACAGGGCAGCTACTGAATATACTAGTGGTTCGTTTTGGTTTAAAAATAAGGCAGAGCATAGAGTGATTCCACTCAATACACCTACTAGTCTTTTGCTAGATGCTTCTCCCCCTTCAGACAGGAATCCTTTTGCCCAAGTGAAAAACTTTTTCATCTCCCTTGTCCCCTGTATTTTTTAGGTTTATTCAATGCCTTACTATATGCCTTCTTTGCCTTCCCGTTTCTCCTTTTTCCAAAGGTCACCTTGACCTGCGCACTACTTCCCTTCTTCATTCTTCTTTTGGTCAAATTTACCTTTCTCGTTTTTGATTTTGTAGATCAAATAGATGATTGATAAGATCGAGATGATCCATGTGAAAAACATATTCACAAAGCTAAGCCCAATCACCTGGGATACATTCGCAAAGATGGCTACCAATGTAGAAGGAACTCCTAGTTCATCACTTTTAAAGATATTCATTTTAGGCTATAGTTGGAATGACACAAAGGTTCAAAGGCATAGGAGCAGTAACCTGTATAGCAATAGATACTCCTGCTGTAAAATCATCAAAGCGTTCCTGAAAGAATTCGATAGCAGCATTAGGTGCAGTATTAAAGGTGTAAGAATTATCTAGTTTCAATTTTGCTAGTACATCTAATGCCACAAGTAGCTGATCAGATTGAATCTGAAGTCTGTTGCTTTTATCTTCAGTCAATAGATCCGCAAATAGAAGCACTAGATCATAGCGCATAATAGTTCCATTATACACGGAAGGTCTCACCACAGTCCAAAGGACAGGGTATTCAATCTCTCCACCATTATCTACATAATCATAGATATCACCCTCTCCGAATGTTCGGATCATTGGGTGTGCTTCTTGGATTGCCTTTAACTTTTTGACTAGGTCTACTAATGTCATCTTGCTTGCTTAGAAATTCTTTTAGCTTCTTTTCGTTTTTGCTGTAAGCCATTTTTTAGAATGGTTTTTTGTATCTGTTCCCTTGGTATCTTTCGCTGTATGGTCGGTGATCTTCATAGTCTCCCCTGCCTAGATTGATAGCCACCTTGTACTGATTAGATACAGGTTGGATAGTAGTCACATCAGATCCTGGATTTAAGTACTCAGGGTACAGGGTAGAGTTCGCACACAGGTAATTGATAGCCCGTTCAGCATACCACTCAGCGTACCCCTTGTAGTATTGGCTGATGCTCTGCAATTCTGCAAAGGTAGGTTCTGTGATGTTCTCTGATTTGCGCTTCACTACTCCCTTATTCACAAATTTATACTGCATAGCCATAGGCAATTCACCTAGGACATAGTTGAACAGGGTATCTGTTAGGAAGTTATCTAGGAAGGTCTTATATACAGCATTCCCACCCTGTCCTATAGTTCCTGCTGAAATGAGTGTAAGGATCTTATCATATAGGGCAGTCCCACAGATAGGATGTATATACCTATCTTGAGTCATCTTGATCACCTGAGTTACATTCTTCAGGTCAATATTTGCGGAGGCTACTGTGAAGTCTTTAAAGGACTGCTCACTGATCATTAATACATTTGCGCTCATCGTGATGTCTTTTCTACTACTACATTTCTTTTCCACTCATGTCTACAGAATGGAGTTCTTTTCTTTGTGTCAGGGTTGGTGTACCATCCTCCACACAATTGAAAAACAGAATAGCCTAACTGATTAGATAGGTTTTGAATTTCTTCCCGTGTGAAGAATAAATCTCTTTTTATTAATTCTGAACACAAAGGTCTAGATGAAGATCCTGGAAGTAAGTCGGGAGCATCTTTTCTTTTCTCATAAGAATAAAGCACCTTGAAGGAAGTCACGGGCTGAAGTCTCTTGATAGCTGCTATCCCTGATCTAGTCACGGATCTAGTGATCAAACCATCTCTGTTGATCTTTTCTACTAGAACCTGATCATCTATCAAGGTATTGATTCTTGAGATCACAGATGCTTCATCTATGCCTACTACCTTAGCTATCTGTGGGATTGTTATATTCTCATTCCTTTGGATCTGAGTGATGATCTTCTTCTGTACTTCATTAAGCATATACTCAGCAAATAGATCCTGCTTAACAAAATCATCCATGCTAGAGAAGTGAGTCTTTGAACTTTCAATCACTTTGAATCCTTGCTTTGATACTCCCTTCCCTTCAAACTTATCTAGGATATTTGCATCATGTTCTGAGATGCTACATTCAAGGTGGAGGTGATCAGAGAATCCTTGATTAGGATCTGTGATGACTTCTGTAGGTGTCACTATTTCAGTCCTTGCAGGTAGACCTATCAACCCTCTAAGTTCATTGATGTCCATAGATTCCACTACCTTGGTGGCAATCAATGGGGAAAGGCTATTCAATGAATTGATGATGTCCTGCGCCCCCTGTGTTTCCTTCTTCTCAATAGGTGATAGACCTAGCTTTTCACGGATCTCATCCTGAGTCATGTTAGTACTGATGATCTGCTCTGTGAATTGGAAGGAGATAGGTTCAGTCTTCTTGATCTCAAGTTCTGCTATGATATCATTGAACTTCAAAAGGTAGTTGATGACTTCCTCTAGGGCTTGCTGCTTTGAATTGACATAGGTGTTCTGAAATAACTCAGAAGCCTCTCTCATTTCAGATCTGCCCCCTAGCTGTCCTTCAGTCTTAACTCCAAAAAGCATAGGACTAGTCACCTTATGACCTGTGAAGATCTCCTGCTGTACTGTCTTATTTAGTAGATCAAAGTGCTTATCTAATTCAGTACCCGATAGGTCAATGATTGAAGGTTCATTCTCTTTGCTGTCATTGAATGCTAGCATGAATTTTCCTGCATTCTTAGATCCTGCAAATTTGTCTTTGAATTGTCTTTCAATTCGATCCTCTTCCTCCTGGGATACCTTCCCTCCGTTCAAGTTAATTAACTTGCTTGAGAACATCCCGTTGTTTATGGTGTTCAGATGGTACTCCCCGATAGAGATGTCTAGTTCAATGTAAGAGATAGCCCCTCTGTAGTCAGGCAAAGAATAGGTATTTGCTCCTGCTCTGTATTCTTTGAAGTATAGGATCTGTGTACCTGTGGTGTTATTAGGATCAAATGCAGGGTAGGTCTCGAAATCAGGTCTAGGATTGACATTGTCATTCTTGATCCAATTGTCAGACACATAGAATTCACTATTGTCTGCATTTGTTCTCACCTTGTAGTAGTCTACATGGTAAAGTTCTGCTATCTCCCCCGTGCCCTTTGTCCAAATCACCTGAAGGTAGTAGCCTCCAAAGATGGATAGATCAGTCACTAGCTTCTTTGTCAATTCGTTCAGGCTTTCCTGCTTGGTGTTGATTCGATCAATCAAGCCAAATGCCTTCGCCTTCTGCATTTCATCTTCAGCCTTGACAGTCCACCCATTCCCACAGATGTAGTCTACCTTACCCGTTATGATAGCGTTATTCTTTGCGCTATTGTTATAGATCCTAAGTAGGTAGTTCGGGTAGTCATTCTTTTCCCCGTAGTAGATGTAGTCCTTCCCCTTAACTTCTTTGTAAACGGGCAGAGGCACTTGATCAAACTTGAATAATTTTATCATGCTGTTGTGTAGGTCTTATAGTTACCATTATACCCATTATATCTCACCACTCCTGTAGTAGATAGATCAGGTGCAGTCAATTCCATTTTTCCTGTCGCAATAATCTCAGCACCGCTACCCGTTTGGGTTACATAGTACCGCCAAAATCCTACAGTTCCATTAGTGAAAGATGCCTGCAAGATATTGAACTCTGAAGATCTCTGCTTGAAATCACTCACATCTGTAAGGGTTAAGGTCACTTCTTCCTTTGTCACTTCATTCTGAAATAGAAAGGTGTAGGAATTGCTGCTAGTTTCTCTTTTGTCAAATAGGGCTATGTAGATCACACTATTCACCCCCTTCTGAATTATCACCATACCTTTAAATACAAAAACCCTTCAGAATGTACACAAAAAAAACACCCCCAAAATTGAGGGTGCTTTCACATCTAAACAACAAACCAAATATTTTAGGTAATTGGAATCACCGCTGTCACTTTAGGGCAGAGTTCTTTCTCATTACCTGTGAAGGTCAATGTATAACCTGATCTATCACCGAAGGCAGTACCTGAAGCACTTCCTCCACCTGTAAGATCCAAACCATTACCTACACCCAAGAACCAATTTTCCCCGTTATTATCTGTAGCAATCACAGCAAGTCTGTTTTTACCCAAAAGAACAATCTCATTTCGGGTATTTACTTGCAATTTGTTAAGGATAATTTCGAGAGTCTGAGCATAGAAAATAGTACCATTCTGCACATTAGTATTCACAGCCTCAGCGAAGTTGGAAGATTCTTTTACCAAATCATATTTGTAGAATCTCTTGGTAGCATCCATAGTCAAAGTAGTCACTACTCCTGCTGCTATGGTTACTGTTGCCAAATCTTCATAAGGTGCAAAGTACACGGCTACTAAACCGCCTACGCTATCTTTGCAATCAAGCGTATAACTCTGAGTTAAGGCACAAGGCATATTTATATTAATTTATAAAGTGAAGGGGAAGACGCCACCATCTTCCCCAATTTTTTTATTTAAGGAGCAACATACTTCTTCCAAAACACTACTTGGTCAGGGAAGGCTAGTTGTACACCCATTTTGAATTCTACTACGAATCTCATTTCATCTGCTTCCTTAGCATAGAACAATTCGAAGCGATCCTGCTCATTCAAAAGATCAGTACCTAGGTACATATTTGACATAGACAAACCTACTAGGTAATCTGTGCCATTCAATCCGTTCACACCGATCAACTTCACATTTGTACCTGGGATGATCAATTCCATGTTCGCTGCATCTACAGGGTAGTGGAATAGGTTAGCGTTTCTCAAAGCTAGAACATACTCACGGAATGTGTCATTACCTGCAAAGATAACTACATCAGACTTGTCCAAAAGTTCAGCAGGAAGGGCAGCAAATACTGCATCAACAGCAGCGATCACAGTAGAAGTAGTCAATGTAGTAACATTGGCAGAGTTTCCATTGATTGGATCACCTGCACCACCAAAACCAAGCGCATTAATGATAGTACCAAAGCCATTAAACTTGTTCAATTGAGCATTTCCGCTTCCTGTGTCACCCTGCCAAATAGCAGTTTCCAAAGCAGCACCAATTCTTTCTACTTTCTGTGCAGAATACTCAGCAGCGTATGCCATGTAGTCATAGGTAGATCCTTCTCTCAAAGCCTTCTGAGTGTACTTTGCTTCAAATGCCTTAGGGCAAATTGATTCCTGAATTTTAATCTTTCCTACTGTGATGGTTCTCTGAGTGATAGTGGTAGTTCCTGAACTGTTGAAACCACAAGTACCACCTGCTTGGAATACTGCATCAGTAGTCATGATGTTAATTGTCTCAGCGGATTTCACACCCACCTGAACATTACCTAGTGCTTCGATCAAAGAAGCAGTTTTTGCTGAGAAGATAGCAGCAGAAGTCAACTGCAATTCGTTCTCTTTTACATAGTTTGTTAAACCTGATAAATCTAGTGCCATTTTATTTTTGTTTTAATTTTTGAAATGCGTTTTGAAGGCTGTTATACCTGTCTACTTTTTCTACTTTCAATTGCTTTGCAAATTGATTAGGGGCTGTGATTGCTTTATCACTTGGTTCTTTTGCAAGAGACTCAAGGACTACTGCGGACATCTTCACCGCTTCCTCTACGCTACCTGCTTTTTCTTCCATTGCCTTAACTTTTGCAACCAATTCTTCTACCTTTTTTTCAAGGTCACCCATAGCCTGTTCTACTTTAGCCATTGCTTCATCCTTCTTAGGTTCTTCAGCAGGTACTTCTTCAGCAGATGCCTCAATCTCAACTTCGATTTTAGCTTCTTCTTCTGCCTTCTTTACTTCTGCAATTTTACCTTCTTCAAGGACTACTACTACTTCACCTGATTCTAGTTGATGCTCTCCAATAGGTGCAGGGATTTGTGCCCCATCTTCACCAATTACAAAGATATCTCCTGCCTCAAGATCATAGGCTACCATAGTGCCATCTACTAGCTTACCTTCAACCAATGCGAAGGCTGCCTGCTTTTCTGCCTCTGAGAAAAGTAGTTTTTTGATTTC